CGTGTTGCTCGGAGTATTCGAAGGCGTATTGCTCGGCGTTCCCGAATTGCTTGGAGTATTCGAAGGAGTATTCGAAGGCGTATTCGAAGGCGTGTTGCTTGGAGTATTCGAATCACTGACCGTAGGCGTAACCGTTGCTCCTCCTGCACTACCATCAAGAGTACTGCCATCGCTAATTGAAACGGCTCTATTCCCAGCGGCATCCCAAACCCAAGTCGCCCCAGCCTCTAATAGTCCATTACTACCGCAATCATCACAAGGAGTATCAGTGCCACTAGACCCTTCGTCATCACTAGGGTCAATAGTAAGTAAATGAGCTTCTCCCGAGGATTGACAATAAACTGTGGCCCCACTGGAAATTGCCGCTGAAAGGGTACTATCGCTACTAGTCCAAAAAACTGTAATAGTAATGGCCGCACTGGGGCCGTTTGAAATAGCCGCAGCACTGGTGCCCCAACCTCGCCCGCAATCACACGCATAAGTGTTGTTAGAACAACTGCCGAGAAGATCCTTAATATAAAGCGTTGCTGAGCCAGCCATCTAGGTAACACACCCCCCTCTAAAGGGGAGGGATAATGATGGAAAGACAAACAATAAATAACCGCGAAGTAATCTATTGCTTTTGCCGAAAACTAAAGGAAAACGCCTATAATCCTTGTACATCGCCAAACCTACACCTACAGGTGGTATTACACATAGTAACCTTTATAGGGCGATATTAAATTTTTTTAAAAAAAACTCTTTATTTAAAGATTTTACTTCTTTCTCATGTATCTCAATTAAGGTATAACCGTTCTTTTTTAGCCATTCAGCTTTCTCTACGTCTCTCTTAATTGATTGAAGATATTTAAGGCGAGAATTACCATGAAAAAACTTATTAAAACTATTATGCTGCTCTCCTTGCACTTCTACGGCTATCTTTTTTGTCGCGTTTAAGATGTCTACTTTCATTTTTGTACCGTAGACAGGAAATTCTTCATAAACTATCTGATTCCGCCAAAAAGTCTTTAAAAATTGCTTTGTTTTGAACTGGATTTTAGAACGAGAAGGCTTCTCCCAGTCTATAAGAAATTTTGTTACCCGTTTATTTTGAAGCTTACCGTAAACATTATACAGTCTCATACTCGTACCCAAAGTTCTTTATATCATCCGCATAGTTTTCTGCTACTATAGCTCTTGTCTCGTCGTTGTAGTAATAACTATAATGATTTTTCTTCTCCGTTGTTTTATTAACGTGGGGTAGCTCTTCATAGTCTATGTCTAAATCTTCACAAACAGTCTTAAAGTCTTCATTTATATTCTCAAACCTCATAAAATGATCAAAAAGGCTGGAGTCATTATTAAGCCAAGAGCTGATTGAATGAGTATTAAAAATTAAAGCTAGATCATCCTTAAAATAATCAGGCCTCTCATTATCTGTGAAAACGTACTGACCCATGCTCACAAAATGCTTAAAATTTTCTTCATTATATTCTTTCGCTGCCGCGAAAAAGTAAGAAACAATCCTATCCCAAGGATTTCTTACGATAGTGAATCTATAAAAATCATCTAATGGGTTCCTCAATGTATCTCCAGCGTCTTGCTCGGCAAAGTACTTATCAATATCATGCTTGTTAGTAAAAGCTAAATAATATTCATAAAGATTAAAATGTTTACCTACGAGCATTCCCTTCTCAGTTAAACTTCCATCATTATAGTTAGCTTGACGCTTATCTAAAAATTCTCCACCCCAATACTTTTGTATAAAAGTGTTTGGGTTATCTGATTCTAGTTCAGACTCTAGATAGTAAGCGTAATTAGACAAAACCGAATTTTCTACACTTGTCCCTCCCGTTCTGGGGATGTGCATAAAAATAAATTTTTTATCTAAGGAGATCATTGTTTCTTTAAGGCTTCTCTAAACTTCTTAAACATAAATTTTCCAATCTCTTGCTCTTCTTCGAAGTACTTTCCAAAGTTATCTACACCCTGATGCTGCTTTTTAAATTCTAAACCAGTTTTTTCTTTGACTTCTTCTATAATTTCGTCAGAAACCGTAACCCAAGCCCCCTTAGTTACGGCCATATCCCAAGCTATCATCATATCTGCTACCTCTTTTTGGACCCAGATGCTTTGGCCAGCCTGAGCTCTGTATTTAATCGGATATCTTACTTCCACCCCTGTTTTCTCATTGGAGGTTTTTCTAAAAATTATTTTACACCAATGACCCAGCTGCTCCTCTTTGCCCTTCGGACCAGTAGTAATCAAGTCCTTATTCCAACGGGGTTGAAATTCTAAAATCCAATCACTATAATGAAGTATAGCGTTGCCTCCTGAAGCATTAGTAATCTTTGGATCTCCTTTCTCGTAAGGGTTAATCTTAACTGTCGCCCTCACTTGAGAAATCATATAGCAAATGTGCCCACGAGTAGCTAAACCTAAAGCCATACGCCTTAAGAAGTCTGAGCTAAGAAGAGAACCTCCCGCAACTTTAAGTGCTTCGTCCGCCCCCTTCTCAAGATCACCTCTAGGAACTAGGGCATCCATACAATCAATAATGAACATATATCTTGTGTCTGTGGGGTTATCTTTAACCATTTGCCTCATGAAGTCTATAACCGACTCATAAACGTTACATTTATATACAAACCATTTTTCCTCATTAGTATCTATGCCCGCCCTGTCAATCATATCATCAGAAAGTCGACCCTCGGCTTTAATGTAAATAACCATTGAGTTGTCCATCTTTTGGAAGTTACGAGCAAAAGATAAAGCACATGAAGTTTTTCCTCCCTCTGTGACTCCTGAAGCTCTAATAATGCCGGGTTTAATGCCCCCACCCATTTCTATATCCAACAAAAGGCTTCCACTAGAAATAGTATATTTCCTCTCTTCTTCGAAATTGTAATGATCTCCCTTATGATCTTCTAGATACTGTTGTATCTGGCCCAGTGGGGAGCCTGTCTCAGCTTGTGTTTTCGCTTTTCGTGCCATTTTTAATAAAGTCTATAACATTCTTAGGTTTCTTATCAACCTCTCCATCTTTGCCTACCTTTTTACCAGATAAAAGGTACTTCTTTTTCTTCGAAAAGTCAAGAGAGGCTGTGTTTTTCTTCTCGTTATAGTATCTTTGGTATTCCGCCCAAGTTTTATCAAAATCAAAATTTTTTAAAAGAAAATAAAAATATTTTTGAGTATGATCTTTACTAGGTTTATTCCTTTTTAACCAATTGAAATAGTTGGTAACATCTACCACCCTTTGGAACTCAAAATTTTTTAATATATATAAACATTGAGGCTTAACGAAGCCGAAGGCTAATAATCTCTCAATTACTTTTTCTTTTTTCGATTTCAATATCAAAGTTTACCATCTTTTTCACTAATTCGTCAAATGAAACTTTTGGGTTCCACCCAAGTTCCTCTCTGATTGGGGTAGAGTCTCCCAGTAAAAGGTCAACATCCGCTGGCCTGTAAAACTTTTCGTTAATTACTACTAAAGGTTCAGGCATGTTTGAATTAAGCATAAATTTAGTCTTCAAGGGCTCTCCTTCTATATCAACCCAACAACCAGATATACCCGCGTACTTAAAGGCTTTATTTAAGAACTCTCTAATCGAGTGCGTTTCTCCACTACTTAAGATGTAGTTTTTAGGCTCGTTCTGATTAAGCATTAACCAAACGCCCTCTACAAAATCTTCGCTATCGCTCCAATCTCGTTTAGCTTCCAAGTTTCCTAACTCTATAGGCTCTACCGCTTCTATTGCTAGGTCTCTGTTTTCTAAATGTTTTTTAATTCTAGCAACACCCTTCGTAATTTTACGAGTAACAAACTCCTCCCCTCGCTTAGTCCCTTCATGGTTAAAAAGTATTCCGTGTACCGCGTACAAACCATAAGACTCTTTGTAAACTTTAATTAAATGTCTGGCGGAAGCTTTCGAAGCTCCGTATGGGCTCCTTGGTTTAATTGGGTGATCTATGTCTTGAGGAGAATAGTCTACATCTCCCCATTCTTCACTACTACCAGCGCTATAAAAACGACAATCAGGTTTAAATTTACGTATAGACTCTAGGCATCTAAGAACACCCAAAGCATTAACGTCCATCACCTGCTCTGGCATATCCCAAGAACAACCAACAAAAGAGTTAGCTGCAAAATTGATAAAATAATCGGGTTCTATTCTTTTAATTAAATTATCAATACTCACATCGTCAGATAAGTCTCCATACACAAACTCAAAGTTGTCATGATGTCTGAACTTATCAGTATTAGTAAAGTTAGGTATAGAGCTTCTACGCATCATGCCGTATACCTGAACGGGCTCGTCGTTTCTAAGAAGTAAATATTCAGCCATGTTTGCTCCATCTTGGCCTAAGATTCCTGTTACTAATACTTTTTTCATTTTTTATAGTCCTTTATATAATCGCTACATATAGCACAACATTCTTCGATGTTGCCTTCGTAACCTAGTTCTGGCATTACGCAAGCTGCCCCTTTTAATAATTTTTTTTTGGGATAAGTCCAAATAATATTTCTAGAAGTTAATGTCACATCATCTTTCTGGTGCCAAAAACAGTGTATTTTTTTATTCTTGACCATAGCCTTAAGAGTTTCTGGGCTCTTAGCATGGCACCATAGTCTGTCATCCTCTAAAAAAGATTCTTTAACGAAATATTGAGGAGAGTCATGACCTAAAATATAATTACCATTAATAAACCAAACGTCTACCTCTGCGTTAAATCCTTCTTCGAGAGCTAGTTTTATATATACCGGATCGTTTTCAACAAGAGGTTTAGCTCCAGAAGTATTTCCTCTATGTGCTATAAGAATCATTTTTAATCAACAAGATATTTATCTCCTACAACAGAAGGGGTCTTGATAACGCAAGTTATGGTGCCGTCTTCCAAAGGATAAAAATCTGTAGCCTCTCCTTTCTCCATTAAAATAATATCATCTTTTTCATAAGTTTCTCCATTCATCCTTGCTGAACCTTGCACAATAATAGATAACTCGTCCGCTTTTTTATGGACGTGCTTCTCTTGGTACTCTCCCTTCTTATAATGCTTAACCGAAACCTCAAAATCTTTGGTTTCGATAATGGTTGGACTAAAGTCGCCCGCTACCCAGCCCCCTGTCATATCATTTAGATTATATTTTTTCATGATTTTTTAGAAAGTAATCTAAGTCCTCTGGGGTTCCGAGTCCCCACATCCCGTCTTCATCGATGTTAAAAATTTTAATTTTTTTATTATCTGCTATAGCTTCATTATAAACGGGGGCGGTATAGAACTCATTATTCACCCTTATGTCTTTGTCAATCATCCGTTTAGCATACTTAACATAATCTGAGCCTTTTTTCCAAAAATAAATTCCAACCGTAGCAATGTCGCTAATTGGTTTTTTCTCCGCGACCTCAGAAACGAAGCCCTCTTCATTTAACTTAGCGTAGCTCCACTTGGGGTGAGCAGATTTAAAGGTTAGTATGCCTCCGTCAATTTGATCTCCCAGCATTGAGTACATAAATAGATTACTGTCCCAATCAACAAACTGATCTGAATTTGCTATCAATAACGGTTCGTCATTATCAATATACTCTTCCGCTAGCAGGGTGGTACATGCTGCGCCCTCTGTCAGCTTGTCCACTCGCACGATTTTACAATGAGGGGATATTGTTTCTAAAGTCTGCTGTAAATGATATTCTTCATAGTGTTTTTCCTGCACTATAAAAATATGTTCCGAGTCCACGTTCAAGTTATCTACTATGACTTGTATCATGGGCTTTCCGTAAACTTCAATTAGAGGCTTAGGAAACGTATATCCAGCTTGCTGGAAACGGCTCCCTGCTCCCGCCATAGGTATTAAGACTTTCATATTTCCTCCCTGCCATTTAGGCTTAAAAACGCTTTTTCCTTCTGCTTCAACTATACATTGCTTTATTTTATCGTAAGATACGTCTTCTACGTTCGTGACCGCACAGAGGTGAGCCCCTGATCTTTCTGCCCCTAGTCTACCAATGTGAGAATCTTCTATAATGATGCAGTCTACGGGATCTACCCCCGCCTTTATCATGCATTTCAAGTACATCTCAGTGTTAGGTTTAGGGTTTTTGACATCTTGATTCGAATAATAAAAATCGATAAACTCTAAAAGCCCCTTCCTCATCAACATTAACTTTACGCTCTCTCTAATAGAGTTTGAAGCCACACATATGGAGCGCCCGTCTTTCTTTAACGCTTTAAGTATTTGCCTAAGTCTCTCGTCGTGAGACATCTCTTCGTTAATTATTCGTTGAGTTGCTTCCTGTTTACCTTTCCAGACTTTTTCGTGACACTCTTTGGGTAGCCCTTTATCCTCTGTCAAGGCGTTAAGTTTCTTTGAGGTGGGTAATCCGTCGTAGGTAGATAGGTGCTCTTCTCTAGATATTACAAATTTTTCATCGACCTCTGCGAGGGCCCTGTTGAGAGCTTCGTAGTGAAGTTCTCTCGCATCCACAAGAACTCCATCCATGTCAAATATGACAAGTTTAATCATTTTAATCCAAGCTAATATCCTTAAGGTTCCAAAGCCCTAGGAACCTATTATTCTGATCTCTTTCTGTAATAGAAAGGATCGGATCTGGAAAATTGAAAGGGGGCGCTTCTAAATTTACAGTGCAAAATGGAACAGACGTGCGGCTCGAATTTAAACCAAAACTTGCGACAAGGTCTTCTCCATCCTTAGTCCATTGGAATTTTTCACGACTCTCGTTATTAAAAATCTTCAAGCCGTCATGCTCGGGCTCACCAAGAGTCATGTCTCCGTGATCGTAAGGAGCTATGTATGCTGAGGAACACAATAAATAAGGAGTCTTCGATGCTTTCATATTCTTAATAGCTTTTATAATTAGATTGTTCGGTATATGAAAAAAAACGTCCCTACAAATTATTAGATCGGCTTTCCTCATTTTTTGATTTATGACATCTAGCTTCTTAAATTTAAATTCATCTTGCTCGGCCCACTCTGCCACGTCGTACCCCATGTAGTCTATTCCTTTTAAGTCAGCGTGTTTAACCCAAGCGAAATCTCCACAGCCCGCATCATTCACCTTTTTAGCGTTAATGCTTTTGAATACATAAGGCAAAGATTTCAATACGTTAGCAGTATTTTCCTTCGTAGAACCCATCCCACAAACAGTTCCATGCTCTTCGGCACTACTCCACCCCACCTTAAACCTTTTGGCTGTGTCTCCCGGACTACTGTTAGTCTCGTCTATAACAGTAAAGTCCGTCTCGTCAAAATGCTTAAGAGATGGGTCGTTTTTTATTTTTTTATACTCTATTAACATAATGATATTAAATAATTTTACTAAACCAAGGGTACCAATCTATCTCATGAACGACATCTGGCGGCTCATAGTCTATAATTGGTCCTATATTGTTCAAGCCATTTCCCGGGGTCTGCCACTTACTTTTAAAGTGACCTTGAGAATAAGAAACTACTTTGTCCTGCCCACAATCATTCTGTAATTGATCATGTTGGTTTTTGTAGCTTTCGTCTACTCCTCTAGAAGCCATACTCCAATCAATATATTCTGATATTTTTATTGAATTATGCTCGAATCCCCAGTCATGGATTTCTTGTATGCTTATTTTGTTTTTATCATAATTAAAATAAACCCTCTTTAAAAAATCTGCATCTGCGCAGTAGCAACCTAAATACCTTTCATCAAACCATCCAACTTTTTTTAAGACTTCTCTCTTTAAAAAGAAAAAAGTATCTCCTAAGGGACCCCAGATAAAATCATACTCTTTAGCTTTATTTATTAAATATTTTCCAAGCTCTGGATGATGCACGTGCGTGTCGTCTTGGACAAATACAGAGCCGTCCACCTCCTTATCTATAAAACATTTTATAAACATATTGTTCCAGCTTCTAGCGCAGTAAGAGGTCGCCTTGGGGTCTGAAAGATTGTTGATTATAATTTGATCTACATATTTTTTATTGTCTTCTTCTATGTCAACTTCTGGGTGGTTAGAGAATACGTTTACTTTAAAGCCATACTCTCCGAAAGTTTTGATTTGTCTGTTTAAAGCCTTGGGCCTATCGAAAGTTAATATCCAGCAGTTTTTAATGTTCTCCTCTGGCTCTTCTTTCCCCATCTCTAGCGCTCGAAAATATCCCCTAGTGTGAGTTTCTCTATGGACTTTGTTATGCTTCACTACGGAGTTTTTGTTCATCCGATATCTGTAGTTCCCCCTCACTCTCAACGACCAGTCCACGTCTTCATACTCTGTGCCTCGCGTATACTTTTCGTCTATAGGGTTATACAGCATCACCCTTCTCTTAGCGACCCAATACCCTCCAGATATATATTGATATTCAAGTTTTTTGTCATCGTCATAATCTAGCTCAGCCTGTCTCCCTAATTCTGGGTGATCCCAAGTTATCCAGTCTCTAAACCTCTCCCCCTCTATCGTCAGGATAGAGTTCATACATATATCCCAGTCCGAGCCAAACTCTACAAAGCTCTGATACCACCCCTCTTGAAAAACGTGGTAATCGTGCAGGTATACGACGTGATCAAAAACAGCTAAGGAAGTTATTATGTTTTTCTTTTTTGAAATCCAGCCTGATGGCTCTAGGGATTCTTGAAAGGGGATATGCCTAAACGAAAAATTACATCCTTCAGCAGATTTTAAGAATTTTGAGTCTTCCGAAAAGAAAACGCTACCGTCTCCGCCTACGATAATAATCTCGTAATTGGGTATCTTTTGGCTATGAATAGACTCTACAATTTCGAGAAGTCTATCATGATCTTCCCCACTCGTGACTATTCCAAAAGAAAAATCCATATTACATTATAATAATACGGATTCAGGCTCATTTAAGCAAGTTTTTTTATTATCTTTTTAAAGAATCAATTTTCTCTTCCAGCTTGTCGAACCTGTGATGCATAACTTTAACTAAATTATCAAAATCTCCTTTGTTTACATACTTTTCAGGAAGAGAAAGAGCTAAATCGTTGACTTTATCTGTGACAAGGCGGTGATCGCTGTCGTGTTTGTCTTCTAAGTCATTAAGTTCGTCTTGGAGATCTTTAATTAAGTCATAAACGACCTTGAAAAACCAACCCGCAATAGTCCCAGCAACAGTTAAAGCAATGTTAAATACGATTTGATAATCCATTACATATATAATTACACGAAAAAAAGCTCCCTCTAAAGATAAAGAGGAAGCCTTATATTATTTCATTTTAATTGTTTTTACCAATCCCAACAGTCTCTATGGATTCGGATTAATCCCCAGCCGACAGCAAGCCAGCCTAATGAGGCCGTCCAATTAACTATCGGGCACAATAAAGATAAGCCGAACAATACCACTAAGACGTTCGTCCAAAATTCGTGGCATGTGAGACAGTGAGAAGCGTGATCTAAAACATGATTTTTAAGGGAAATTGCTTTATTTTTAACTTTTCCCCATAAAGTTAACTGTTTTTTTGTTCTCTTTCTTTTCATAATATTTTCATCCCAGTTGTTGGGTGTATAATACTTACACTGATGAATACTATAAAATCCATATTTAAGAACAAAATCTTTAGGGTATGTTTAATTGTAATAATCATTACTTACCCATTTTTTAAGGATTTTGGGTTTATTTATTCCACCGGAGAGAGCATGTTGCCAACTTACGAAGATAAAGAATTGATACTAATCCATAGAGCTAAATCGTTAGGAGAAAACTGGACTCCTCAAAGGGGACAGGTGATTATTGCTGTAGATGAAAAGGACGGGGATAGCGTAATAAAAAGGGTCATCGGTCTGGAGGGAGACTATATAAAAATCCAAAACGGATATATTTTCATAAATGGGAAACAATATGTAGATAGTCGTTCTCCCAATAAAAATATCACATATTGGTTAGAGCCAGAAGAAGAGAGAATGAAAAAACCAAAAAACGAATGGCTGTTTCTAAATACAGACGAAGATGTCGGAAAAGTCCCTGAAGGATACGTATGGGTGATAGGAGACAATAGAAGTATGTCTTGGTACGGACTAGTTAAGATTCAAGAAATTAAAGGCTTAGTTTTGTTCTAGAAGTCATCTTCTAAAACTCCTGAGCTTTGATAATCTTTAACTTTTCTTTCGAAAAAATTAGTCATTGCTCCCATATCTACAACTTCAGCAAGCCATGGAAATGGATTGTTGTCGCTATCGAAACGAAAGTCAATACCAATACCTTCTAAACGCCTATTACCTATATATTGCATGTAATCAACAAACATTTCAGCATTCAGGCCTAATATCCCTCTCGGCAGAACATCATGAGCGTAGGCTATCTCTAGTTCAACCGCTTTCTTTATATGCTCTGTGGTTTCTTGTTCAAATTTTTTTGTCCACACTGATGGGTATTGTTCTTTGATTGTATTTATTAAATAAGTCCCAAACTGTATGTGTAAACTCTCATCTCTAAGAGTATATCTGATCTGGTCAGAAAGTCCGGGAAGTTTATTCTGTCTGCCTAACGCAAGTAACATCGCAAAACCGCTAAAGAAAAACGTGCCCTCGCAAACGATATAGTAAGTAATTAGATTTCTAAGAAATTCTCGTTTACCTTCTACGGTTTTAGTAGAAAAATCCTGCCTATTCGTATCTGTTGTAATTTCCATTAAGAAGTCGTCCTTAGCTTTAATAGAGGGCACGTTCAAATAAGCCTCATAGACTTCAGATATTTTTAAACCGTAAGTATCACAGCAAGTAACGACGGTCCAATTATGCAAAGACTCTTCGTAAGCCTGTCTAAGGATGTATTGTCTACACTCTGCGTCTGTAATCCATCTGTTAACTGTAAGCAGTAGGTTATTGCCAACCAAGGACTCGGTACCTGCAAAAAAACCCAAACATCTTTTAACTAAAAGCTTTTCATCTTTTAAGAGATCGTCGCCTTTCCATTGCTCAATGTCGGTAGACATATTTATCTCTGCTGGGGACCAATTATTAGCCACCCCCTTAATAAATAAATCCCAAGCCAGTTTATGTTTGTGAGGTAAAATTTGATTTACCCCTGCGACCTCCTCTCCTAATAATAATCCTGTTTTACTCATTATTGACAACTCTCACATGTTGGGTCTAGGATGCTGCAAGCCTTAGGATCAAGCTCATCACTATCACTATCACTTGGATCATTATCACTAACGTCACCACCACCCGTAGACTTTTCAATTTTGCTTGCTGCACGATTTCTCAAATAATATGTTGATTTTAACCCTCTGTTTCTAGCATGCATATAAAGGTCATTTAAATACTTAAGCGAAGTCGAGGAGTTAAACAAGTTTAAACTTTGTCCCATGTCTATCCATTTCTGTCTAGCTGCAGCAGAATCAATTAATAAAAATTGATCATGGTCAAAGGCTGTTCGATAACGGCTCTTAAGGTCTTCGGGAAGCTCGCCGTTTAAACGAGAAACATCCCCATCGACAGCTTTAAGCATCTCAATTAGTTTTGGGTTCCATACCCCCAGCCCCTTACATTCGTTAATAAACCACTCGTTTACGATCGTAAGGTTCCCGCTTTTGTTTTCATATACGAACAAAGTAGAAAAATCGGGCTCAATAGAAGCAGAGCAACCTTGAATATAAGATATAGTAGCAGTAGGAGCGATAGCCATAGTGTTACTATTACGCATCCCGTGTAACCCAATACAAGCACGTAAATCTTTCCAATCCAATTCAGGGACATATTTTTTACCTCTATGAATAATAGGTTTCTCTCCTAAATAGTCCATTAAAGATTTATAAGTGTCAATAGGTAATATCCCTTGGCTCCATAGAGAGCCTTCATATGAGGAATAAGACCCTTTTTCTTCTGCTAGCTTGCTAGAGTTCTGTAGGCAATGATAGGATATAAATTCATACAATTCGTCAGAGAACTTCACTGCATCTTCTGAAGAGAAATTGATTTTATGAGCATTAAAAACATCTGCCCAGCCCATCGTACCTGCTCCGACGGGTCGATGGCTCATGTTGGCCTTCTCTGCTTCTTTCGTTGGGTAGAAGTTTAAATCAATAACATTGTCTAGCATCCTCATTTGAATAGCTATATTTTTAGCTAATAATTTATAATCTAATTTGTTATTTTCTTTTATATGTTCTTTTAAGTTTATAGAGCTTAAATTGCATACCGCTGTTTCTCCTACCTCTGTTTTTTCACCTAATTCATATTTAGATGGTTTTGTATGTAGAAAGATTTCAGTACAAAGATTTGAGCTATGGACTACGCCTTCGTGAGCGTTAGAGTAACGCATGTTAGCGTTGTCCTTAAAGGTCATCCAAGGGTGTCCCGTTTCAAATAGCACACGGAGCATCCTTTTCCAAAGGTCTTTAGCTTCTACTTTTTTAAAATTCTCTATAATTCCTTTTTCCGCTTTTTTACAGTAAGATTTATATTTTTTATCAAAAGCCTCTCCGTAAAGCTCGTGTAAGTCTCTAGTATCTGAAGGGGAAAATAAATACCAGTCGCCATCTTCTTGTACTCTCTTGATAAATAAATCAGGAAGCCAGTTGGCTGTATTCATATCATGACAACGACGACGATCGTCTCCTGTATTCTTCTTAAGGTCAAGAAAATCTTCAATGTCTAGATGCCAAGATTCTATGTAAGCGCATCCTGCTCCCGGCCTTTTCCCTCCTTGATCAACAGCGATAAGTGTGTCGTTGTAGATTTTAAGCCAAGGGATAAGTCCTGAGGATTTCCCATTCGTTCCTTTTACGTAAGAGTTGCTGGCTCTAAACGGAGTGACATCAAAACCAAGACCGCCAGCAAATTTACTTTTACGCGCTTCTTGCCATAAGCCCTCGAATATCCCATCAATGCTATCATCGAATGTGTTTAGATAACAAGAGCTTAACTGACTACGGACTGTACCACTATTAAACAGGGTCGGCGTAGAGGGACAAATATAAAATTGAGAAATTGCATTATAGAACTCGATACACTTACCCTCCTTGTCGTCTTCGTTAAGGGCTAGACCCATGGCGACACGCATCCAGAAAGCTTGTGGGGCTTCTAAACGCCTACCATCTATATGTAAAAGATAACGATCGTGCACAATTTGCAGCCCAAGGTATTTAAATTTATAATCACGATCTAGCACTAAATGTTCTGAAAGTTTTTTAAGGTCGTAAGATAAAAGTTTGTCGCTTAAAGTTCCAAACTTAACAAGCTTTTTAATATTTCTTACGAAAGAAAGCCTGTATTGCTGCTCAAACATATCCTTATCTCTACTCTCTCCAAAGACTTCTTTATGAATATTTCCTAAAAATAAACGAGCAGCTACATAGGAATAGTTAGGATCTTTTTCGATTTTAGACCGAGCAGACATGATAAGCGCCTTGTCGATCTCTTTCGTAGTGATTTTATCGTAAAGCTGAACGTGCGCGTCTAAGACCACTTCACTTGCTGAAACATTTTCTAGTTCACCGCAAGCTCTTTCTGCGCATAGATTTATCTTGTCGATGTTAAGGGGCTCTAGTCTCCCGTTTCTTTTTTTTACGTTAATTTTGCCGCTCATTTGAAGTTCGTTTTTTCTTGAAAGATGTAAAACATATTACATGCTTTTAGTGATTAAATAAAGAAAAAAGAACTGAAGAGTCGATTTTTTTATTCCGTGTTAATAGTTAGTGTACTAGTCGGAAAATCGAGACGGATCGTCACGATGCTTCTTGCCTTTTCTCCTTTTAGAGTAGTCTTTAAACCACTTTTTCTTAAAAGGATCTACCCCGCCGTTCTTACTGGCCCTACGAGCACTATCCTCTTTAGCTCTATCCTCAAGCTCTCCATAGGTAGACGTATTAGAGTATCGACTTTTCTCTAAAAAATGGCTTGGGTTAAAGGGATCATGATTCATCCCGTTACAAGCTTGGGGGGAAACGAAAACTCTCTGCCACTCTAACCCATTTTGATCAATATAGACATGGGGCTCTTTCATCTTTTGTTGAATTTCAATCTCCTCTCCTGTATCAGGATTGACAAAAATATAAAAAGGCATTTTACATCTCCTCAATTTTTTTCAAAATCGTATCAACCGTCTGAGATAAAGGAAAGTCCTCTTGTAGTTTTCGTCCCGCTTCGTTAATGGGATTAGACTCCACTCTTTTTATAGCTTTTTCGCACCCGTCTATAAAGTCATCTTCATCCCATTTAAAAAATTGGCCCTGACTGAATGGGTCTCCCTTTTTAAAAAAGAGACCGTCTTCAGAATCAACTTTACCATTAGGCTCGACTAATACAGAATTTTCTTCAGTAATAAAATCTTTATACGAATGAGCGTTTAACATCACAGAATGTTTACCTAAGGCAATCGAATGAAACTCTGGAAGACCCCAGCCTTCTCCTCCAGACATTCCGATTACGATGTTACCCGAATTTAAAAAATCATTATATAAGGAATTCTTAGCCATCGGTCTCAAGACTTGTATATTATTATACCTAACTCCCCTTAGGGCGTCACTGATAAGTTGATCGTTTACTTCTGGAGATAAAAAAGGATTAAAAATAGCGCACTGTAAAAAGTATTTAGTATTATTCCCGTATTTTCTAGCCCAAGCATCTAAAACTTCTGGGTGATGTTTTCTTTTCTCAAATTTACCGCATAGATTGAATACGATTCTACCATCAGAAAAATATTTTCTTTCTTTAGCCCTGAAATTAAATTTATCAAAAAATAAAGGCACGTACTCAGCGTTTGCCCCCTTATCTCTGAAAACTTCTACAGCGTATTTAGAAGTTAGGAGAACTCGGTTTGAGTTGAAGCAGTTTAGCTCTTCTTCCGTGGGGGAATCTGTTTCGTAGAAAGTTAACAATAACTGTTCCTTGGAAAAGGACTCTAGACTACCGTTAAAATGCCACAATTTGAAAGAAGGATCTTCTCTCTTGTGAGAAGATAAACTTGTCGAAGCAAGCTTTTCCAGCTTCTGGACCTGTTCTTCATCAAAGTCTTGGGAAGAAAGATCAATTTTCCCACCAATTGGGAAAAGGTTCGGCTCAATACCCCTATCGAGCATTTCTAAAAGAACGGCCGTAGTTACTTGACCGAAAGAAACACTGTTGATAGGGGCATTGACGCAGAACTGTTTCACGTTTTAATGTTCCTTAAATAAGATCTGCGTCGTCAGTAGATACTGAGCCGCTATTATCCATGTCGTCCAAATCAGTAGATGTAGTTTCGGTCGAAGCTTTTTGGTCTTCCGATTTATACACCCTAAAATGGGGAGCTTTATCGCTAGAACGATTCTTGTTGCTAAAAATGACAACCTTTTGTTCGGTGCCATCTGGTAGTTTTACGTGACCAGCTAGATACTTTTGGTTACGTCCTTCGTTTTTCCAAAGGGCTCCAATTTCTCGTTGCTGCCATTTACTCGGTGTTTTATTTTCTTCACTCATTACAAAGCCAATATATGTATAATAAATTAATACGCAAGCTTTTTTTTACAAAATTTTATCTGCAAAATTCAGCTCACTATCAAACTTCTTCTTTAGGATAGCTTTCCCCCTGTTATGTAGATTTATCGCGGTTTGAGCGCTAAGCTCTAGCTTTTTTCCTATGTCTACCCATGTCATTTTTTTTAATCCAGAGAAATATCTCAGTTCGAAAACCTTCTTCATTCTATCATCTTTAAATTGCGATATCAAACTGTTAACAAAAACGTAATCATCCTTACGTTTGACGTTCCCGAAATTTTCTAACGATTTTTTTTGGAAAAAGAAGTCCATTTTATCCTGATCTGTATCTATTAGTTTAGAGTTTTTATTTAAATAATTCAAACACTTGTATCTAACAAAGTTACCCAACCAAGTTGAGAACTTGACTTTCTTTCTCGGTTTATATTCAAGAACCGCTTCGTAAATTATAGAGTCACAGCTACCAATTATATCTTCTACGCTTTGTGAGTTTGGTCTAACAGTAAATGGAAAATATTTTTGAGAAATTTTATAAAACAACCTAGAGTGTCTCTTGATTAATTCAATTAGACTAATATCACACTTTCTGACTTTAACTCTCCAGATTAGTTGATTGTCCTCTAATGGTTTCATCATAATTTCTTAACCAAGCTAAAAAACTATTAACGTATCCCCCTGCGTGTTTTTCGATATTCTCCTCGAATGTCGGCCATTGTACATTATAAGAAGCTTGTTCTCTTAGCTTGGGATCATTTCGACGTTCTTCTTCGTTAGCTGCTTCGATAATTTTTTTATTATTATTTAAAATAGTAAACCTTTCAATGTGGACTAAAACTCCATTTAATTCCTTTTTTAACCAGTATACCTCATCGAATTCATAATCATCATATCGAATATCTGTAATACAGATAGAGTCCTCCATGCTTTCCACTTCTTGATTTAACTTTTCAATCCAGAACCTCCCTTTAGACTCAGTTCTTTTTCTACTTCCATAATTGACCAGTTCATGCCTTATGGAATTCTTTTCTTTTCTAGAACAATTAAAAATATCAATATCATATTGATCAATAATTTTTTGTCTTAAATCTGTCTTTAGATTTGAGGCAAGGCTTAGTTTCTTGTATTCTGGTGCTCTCTCCAAGAGCATCTTAGAAAATAAATCTTTTCCTGATCCGGCTACTCCACTTAATCCTATAATTTTTGTATTCATCGTTACGTTAACGTATATCGGTATCGTTTAGGTTACGTTATTTATTTTTTATTAAAATTTTCTCAGCAAATTAAAACTGAATAAATATATATAGGGCTCTTTCACCTCCTTGGCAAGGAAAAAATTTAATTTTTTGATAAGATTAAGATTGAAGCTATCAAAATCTCTATATCCCTTTCGCAAATATCCAAAGGATCACACGCATGTTTCTCCCCTAATCCCGCTGTTTCTGTATATAAATTAACCAAACCGTGGATCTTTTGTGCTGTGGCAGAAGTTATTTCCACAGATTGGGAGCTTGCAGAGAATTTTTTATTTAAAACCCAGAATTCTCCCTCTTCAGACTCTTTCTTTTTGATTATCCCCGTCTCTTGGAAACTTTCTAGAGCACAAGCTATGGCTGCCTTATCTTCATCTGGCGTATCAGAGACTAATACTAGTTTGTTATAATCTTTTTTTGTATTATAGCAGTCGTGCTCTGCATACCAGCCGAACAATTCGGCTCCGGCTTCATAAATAGTCATAACTATATTAGTTTATTTTCATTTTTTTTAAAAAAAAACTTTTGTTTTTTGTATTTATGCATTATACTAAAAACATGAGTAAGAAAAGAGGGAGACCTAGGAAGCATATCGAGTGGCCAAATCAAGACTTCACCTCTAGTGATATTAAAAATAACTCTAGAGAAAGTCTTTCTGATGGCTTAATTCACATTAAGCTTCAAGAAGCTATAAAAAACCAAGAAGTTGTCATAGTAGGCAAAATTAGGCAGCCGAAAAAAGGAAGACCTAAGTTAGTTTATAGGAAAATTTCTGAATGATTTTAGATATATTTTTATATAGCTCTTTAATATCAACCTTTTTGATCGTTTGGTTCAATACTGAAGCGTTCGAAGAGTATGTTAGGATATTTAATTTTGATAAATTCTTCAAATTGAGAACGTATGAAAATAAATTGAAAAAAGATCCTACTCTTAGTTATCACGACTACCTAAACCTTTACCATAATAGCTTTTTTGTTAGGTTAATTACCTGTCCTTATTGTCTGGGGTTGTGGGTTAGTATTATAGTAGCCTTATCAACATTAGGTATATTTTTTACTGGAGCCTACTATGTAATCAGCTTAATACTCTATTCTGTAATTACAAAAAACATAACAAAATAAAACATAATGCATTTACTTGATTGTTATTCTCTAAATACAGGACTTAGAATAAACAAGCCCTTTATTTACGAAAAATTTTTCCCTTTAAATATTGAAAAATTTATTTCATTTGATCCCAGCGGGATTTTCCCTTCCAGACATTATGACTATTGGCAGGAGTGCCTAGACATACTGTTTCCCATGTTGGACGAGAAAGGTATCGCTATACTTAAAGTTTCTCCAGAACAAGAAGAACAAAAATACGAAAAAATTCATGATGCCAGCGGCTTAATGTCACCGAACCAATTAGCTTATACTATAAATAAATCGATGCTTCATTTAGGCGTAGATGGTTTTACTAATCATTTAGCTTCTCATTTTAACAAAAAAATAGTATCTCTATTTTCGGACTCTTCACCTAAGAACTCTGGTCCTTTCTTTTCTAGACGGGAAGACTTAAGATTAATTCTCCCCCAAAATGAAAACAACAAGTTCTCTTACTCCGTGCAAGAGGAAGATAAAAGCATCAATAAAATTAAGCCCGAACAAATAGCAAGACAAGTCTGCGAGCTACTTGGTATTCCTTTCAAATTCCCGTACGAAACCCTCTTTATTGGGAAAAATTACACCAATAAAAGTTTAGAATTCGTCCCTATAGGTGGAGCTATAGACGCTTCTGCTTTAAATGTTGATTCTCTAATAGTTAGAATGGATCTTGAGTTTAACGAGGAGACTTTAGTCCAGCAGTTACACACTTGTAAATGTAATATCATTACGAGAAAGCCTGTTTCTTTAAATATTTTAAAACATTTTAAAAATAATATTACTCAATTTGTCTATGTCTTAGGGCAATCAGATAGCGTCCAGTACGTAGAAGATGTTTATAAAGCAGGCATAGAGTGTTTGCTTATGACAGAGAAACAAGGGGCGGAGTTAGAAAAGTTGAAATTTAAATATTTAGATTTTGGGAAGATCCATTCTAGGGATAATCCCAGTAAGAAAGATTTAGATTTTTTGAAGTCTCAAGATCTAGATAATCTTTATTATAGAAGTTCTAGGTTTCTAATAAAAGAGGGAGAAGTCTTTTATGGAGAAGCTGCAGCGAATTACTCCGCTCCCACCTCTATGGTAGGAGGGAAAGAGCCCCTTAAAGTTATTGATAACAAGAACTTCTGGAAAGAAATTGATAATTATATTTTCTTAAAGAGGGTTTAATTTTTTTCAAAAAAAGCTTGCTGTTTCATCTTAAACGCTTATCTTTTATCATGGCTGTCAAAAAACCTAAAATCAAAAAGATTGTAAGAGACGAGAACGGACTGCTTCCTAATACTGATTATGTTTTCACAGAAGACGGGCTGATCGACTGGAGAAAAATGATTAAGTCAGAGTATCTAGTCATTAACAAAGATAGCGCCAAAGGAGAAACAGACATTAGCAAACTAAAAGACTGGCAGTTAATCATTCTTTTAGGAGGCATTAAGGAACTAGCTCAAATCAGAGGATACACGAACGTAACTTACGATGTCGTTTCTCCTAGTTCTGATTATGTAGTAGCTACATGTAATATAACTTGGAGACCTAATTACGAAACGGAAGGACAAGAGGTTATGTTTTCAGCTATTGGGGATGCTTCGCCTAACAATACCACGGGTTTCGGACAAGCCTTTTTGGCCGCATGTGCAGAAAATCGAGCGTTTGTTCGTTGCGTTCGTAATTTTTTAAGAATCGCTATTGTCGGCAAAGAAGAGCTTTCTGGTAGCAATAATATTAATGCCTCCCTTCAGCAAGGAGATCAAGCGTTAAACCAATCAGATCCGAAGACCCTTCTTCAAGAGTTAATGAAAAAGAAAAATGTTTCTTTCGATACTTTAAAGTCTAAATTAGACTCAGAAAACTATGATATATCGAAGGTGAATTCCTTGAATGATCTACCGAAAATAAAAGTATTCGAGCTTATTGAGAGGCTTCAGGCTGCCAAACCTAAGAAACGGTAAATACTCCTGTCGATATTGAAGAACCTCCTCTTGTCTTTATTTCAAAAGGCGCAGCTAAAACTGATCCTCCCGGCATATTTTTTGGGATGGTAACTGCTATACCGGTTGTCCCCACGGGGGAGGAGTGAGATAGCTCTTGTCCTTGGAAGAAGACGGCCTCCACGTCTTGGAAATTAGAACCACTTAGAGTCACGCTCGTCCCCGTTGGTCCACTTATTGGGGACACTCCGTCTATACTTGGTGGGATAGCTAAATTAGCTTGCATAACGCTTAAGCTTTTTCCTAAGGTCGTAGAGGGATCGACAGACATACCCTCACTACGCATTACACCGCTGATGTTATAACTTTCTTTTTCTACATTGGAGCTATCTTTTAACACAATCCTCCCCTGACACAACAAACCCGTGGAAGGAACATTGATATCATAATCATTAGTTCCAACTTCTAAGGAAACGCTTTTCGCGGTGCTTTTTACATTTATAGGAGCGAGACCTTCTCCAACCTCTTGTATAGAATAATATGATTGCAGGGTGTTATTATATTGATAGCTTAAACTGAGTATTTGATTGTCGTTGACTACCCCGGTTTCGTTAAATTCGAAATCTGAAGAATTTAATATCGCTACGTCTGGCAAAGATGCCCCCTCGGGAGAAAAACTTCCTGACATTTTACCAAAAAAAAGAAAATCTGCAGACACTCGAAGAGGTTGATTTGGCTCAAAATTTAAAGAGTAAGAGTTTAGGTATCCAGAGTTAAAATACAGACCGCAGAAATTACCTGATACGGGAGAGTCTTCGTTGATTAATTGCTTTATAGGGTCTGCGCCAGTTAAATAATAGCTCATATTTAGCCCCCCTTGGACCGGCCCCTCGGAAACATACTCTTCTGAAGCTATCGATCCAATTTTATATACAGGACTCAACGATGCATTGCTATCGATAGAAGCGTTTGAAACGTAGTATCCAGTTCCGTTTATTCTTAAATTAGTATTATTTGCGGTATAAAACGGCATCCTTTTTCCTCTTGTCTTTTTTTTATTTTTTTAAAAAAAAGAGTATAATCCCTATAATTATTACACGGTTTATAACCGCTGAGTGTAAATAATAGACAGGTACAAGGTTAAAGGAAAATGGCTTCCATTTACGACATAGATGACTACTCGGCTAGCTCCAGCTATAAAAAAGATGATATAGTAAAGAGTGGTGGACTTTATTGGTACGCTCTTCAAGATTGTAGCAATTGTCAACAAACCCCAGCGACAACGGGGGGCGCTGCGGCTTATTGGGGCGGTATGATAACAGCCCCGACCTCAGAACACGCTAGCGCAGGGAACGTTACATCTCCTCATTTTATCTGGACACCGTCTTATAATTTTTCAGTACAACATGCTCCGAAAGTAAAAGCCATATCTTTTGGGGACGGGTATGAGCAAAGAATGAAAGACGGAATAAATAATACGTTAGTAAATATAAGCTTAAGCTTTGACGGGAGAAAAATGAAAGAGGCAACAGCAATCATCCATTTTTTAGAGTCTAGATTCGGTAAAGATTTCTTTTTCTTCACCCCTCCTTCTCCTTACAATACTAGAAAAAAATTCATATGTAGAGAATTCTCTAGCTCAATCGTAGCTCAAGGAGTAATGAGTGTCTCCGCGAACTTTAACGAGGTACCTTAAAACATTATGAATAAAACAGGGGCAGAGACTTCGTTAAAAAGTATTGCAACAGAAGTTGTGAAGCTGGACCCCTCAGCCTTAATAACTCTTTATGAAATTGACGCAACCGAGATAGGCGAGCTATTGAGCTTAAGGGTTTCTGGCGTGAACCCTCCAACTTTTCCATTTAGGTTTCATAACATGAACAACCTAAAAGGGATGACAATAAAATTTCAAGGAAATGATTACTATTCGTTCCCTATAACTACAAACGGTTTTGAAATGAATTCTACAGGAACGCTACCTACTCCCACGTTAACCATAACTGCCGTAAAAGGGATGGAAGAGAACTCCGCGTTCTCTCTTTTGAAAAGCGTTTTTATAAGTTATGAAAATTTAGTGGGAGCTAAGGTAACTAGAGTAAGGACTTTTGCGAAATTCTTAGATTTAGACCAAGGCGGAGATACAATAGAGGGAGTAGGCACTGAAGCGGACTCTGATGCCGAGTTCCCTCGAGACGTTTATTTTATAGAGAGGAAGGCTAATGAAGATAAATATAACGTACAATTTGAGCTTTCTTCGGTGATAGATTTAGACAACCTACGACTACCAGCTAGAGTCATATATGCAACTAAGTGCCCATTTCAATACAGAGGGGAGGGCTGTTGCTATGAATTTAAAGAGTTATTCCAAGGCCCAACAAGTGGGGACGATCAAAAAGAAATTTTCGGAGCGACAGGTCATTTACCTGACTTTGCTGCGCCTGTAGCAAACGCTAATAATGAAATGATATCAGGAACAGTAACCGGATCTAACGGCCTCCCTCTCTACTCGGGAGAAGGGCTTGGTCGAATTACAGGACAAAATCAATTTTCTGGAGATTATATAACGGGAGCTAGATACACAACAGGGGATGTAGTTTTCCTAGAAAGGAATGATGTTAAATATTATTTTGTAGCGAAGACCGGTTACTTTTCAGGAGTATGCCCCCCTCATGGAATTTATTGGGAACCTGACCAATGCTCTAAGACCTTAGAAGGCTGTAAGTTAAGATGGGGGTTAAACGGAAAAGCTCACACTTGCTCTGGAGCGGGTTGCACAGACAGTAACCCCACCAACGAATTCTTACCTTTCGGAGGGTTTCCGGGCACTAATACAAGAACGAGCATCAACTAAAATGCAATTAAGTAGTAAAATAAAAAGCAGAATTAAAAGACACGCAGACGAAAACCTTCCGGAGGAATGCTGCGGCTTTTTAATAGAGTCGGAAGAGGGAGCCCTAAGGACGATCGAGTGTAAAAATATAGCGAAAGACAAAAAAAACTTTTTTAAAATATCTGTAGACGAATATTTAGACGCCTTAGTGGAAGGAGACATCTTAGCGGTATATCATTCGCACACTATCGAAGGCCAATCCTTCTCTGACATAGATAAGGGGGTTTGCGATGATTTAGAAATCGTTAGTATTTTATATAATACCGTTACAGAGAAATTTGAAATCTTAGAGCCAGAAAACGATGAATAAAAATTTAGTAAAAATCAACATTCATGGTGTTGTAGGCAAGAAACTCGGTAGAAAAACTTGGGAGCTCTCGGTGTCTAGCGTTCAAGAAGCTCTTCACGCTATAAACACCATGACTAATTCTAAATTTAGAGTTATCATAAATTCTCTAGCGAGAAAAGGGGTCAAGTTCTCGATAAGGGTTAACAACAATACCCTTACGGACAACGGGAACGAGGAGACTAGCCCATTAAATATAAAGTACAAAAACCTAAAGACTATCGATGTTGCACCTGTCGTAGAAGGAGCCATGGGTTTGTTCGATAGCGTTGCTGGTGCTTTAGACTTTGGCGGAGGATTGGGTGGGATGCTAGGGGGCGCAGCCTTAATTGGGCTGAGCGGAGGAAACAATACGATGAAAATAATCGGAGCGAACTTGTTCTTTGCGGGGTTGGCAAACGCCCTGTCAGAGCCTCCTGATCCCCCAGAGGATAGGCAAATAACTAACCCTAGCTCAGACCCACAAGCTTTAGCTAATTCCTATTTATTTAACGGGCCAGTTAATATTATCAATGAGGGCGGACCAGTTCCAATAGGGTATGGTCGACTAACTGTTGGTAGTCAAGTTATAATGTCTCACTATGAAGTAGAAAGAAAACGTATTGATGAAGCGGGTAGGGTGATATAGAATATGGCAGTTTTAAGTAATTATCAAACAGTTACAGGCGGCGAGGTAGCGGCCTTGGGCGACTTAGGGGGAGCGGGGTATGCTTTTGCTTCCTTATCGGGAATTCCATTCACAGACCAAACCACGGGCAGTGGCTTTGGTATCGTTTCTGGCTCAGTACTTACTACCTCTAGGACCATTGTTAACACTTTAGACTTACTTTGCGAAGGACAAGTGGAGGGTTTAGTCTCCGGAGAATATGAACTTTCTGGTAATATAGGGGAAACTGGTTATGCTTCTGGACAATTCATAGATTTCGGAGGCTTCCCAGAGAATCACCTAAGATCTATATATTTGAACGAAGTCTCCGTAGTCTCCGCTGGACAAGACAATAAGAACTATTGGAATTTTCAAGACTTTAGATGGGCTATCTCAGACGGAGAGCCCCAAGGAATTAAAAAAAGTGATACCTTTTTAAATTCCGAAGAAGCAACTAAGACAACTAAAACTAAAGTCATCAACGAGAGACTTTACGGACCAGAGGTGGACGGAAAAAGTTATTCGAAAAACTTTAGACTTTACAATAAAAACATAAGCTCTCTTGAGATAAATATTAAAATTCCTGCGCTTTCTTATACTAAAGTAGGCTCAGAGTTTACTGAAGACGAGCAAAATAAACAAGTTGGAACTCGGATAGAGTTCCATGTTGAATATAGAGCGATCTACAAAGACGGAACAGCAGGAGCTTGGCTGCAAAATGCTCACGGTAAAACAGACGTTGAAGGTTTAATTTCGAGCCCTTATCTTTTAACAATATCAACCACTCCCAATTATGAAGACGCAGAAGTCAATAAAGATCTTCTAGTAGGTTGGGAGTTTAAAGCAACTAGACTCACCCTAGATTCTATAAATGTTTTCGTACAAAACGAAAGCTACATAGACTCCATAACGGAAGTTTTCCAAACTAATTTATCTTATCCCAACTCTGCAATATTAGCATCAAGATTTAATGCTGAATTTTTTAGCCAAATACCCAACAGAGCTTTTGATATGAGATTGTTAAAGGTTAAAATTCCAAGCAATTACGACCCGATTACCAGAAGTTACTATAATCCAGATGATTGGAATGGGACCTTTTCTACAGAAATAACTGGACCATTTGGTAAACTAAATGACACCTACGTTGGGGCCGCTAGAGAGCTAGGAAAATACTGGACAGACAACCCCGCTTGGGTTTTTTATGACTTAGTAACAAATAAAAGATATGGTTTAGGGAAATATATAGAATCTATAAATATAGATAAGTGGACTCTTTACAAAATAGCACAATATTGTGACGTAATGGTTGATAACGGAGAAGATGGTGTTGAGCCTAGATTCTCCTGTAATGTATTGATAAATTCTAGAGAAGAAGCTTTTAAAGTTTTACAAGATTTCGCAAGTATATTTAGAGGTATCGTATATTACGGAATGGGTGGAGTACAGCCTATCCAAGATAAAGAAAAAGAGCCTATAATTCAATTCACGAACTCGAACGTGTCCGATGGGAATTTTAGTTACGCTTCTAGCGCAAAAAAAACCAGATTTTCTGTCGCGGTAGTTCGGTATATAGATAAAACAAATTTCTTTAAACCCGCTTTAGAATATGTTGAGGACATAGACGCGATAAGAAAATACGGAATCAGAGAGACAGAGGTTACGGCTTTTGGTTGCACGAGTAAGACTCAAGCTATTCGCTTGGGCAGGTGGATATTACATACGAATAACTACGAACAAGAAACCGTTAACTTCTCTGCAGGCCTAGATTCTCTATTAGTGCGACCCGGAGACGTAATTCAAATTTCAGACAAGAACAGGGGGATAAATTTACAAGGTGGTAGAATCATAGATGTAAGTGCTACAGGAGTAATTCTTGACAGGTATGCGAACATAGAGAGTAATCACACTTATGATCTATCTTTAACAACTCCGACTTATTGGTATGACGATAGCTTAATAAATGATGGGACCTTTAAAGCTTCTGATGCTGATCAAATGAGGAGAAGCCAGTTAACTAAAACTCCTTTCAGCACTGCTCTGAGCGATTGGACTTTTTCTTCTACAATTATAGGGACAGGAGTTAACGGGCCCATATCTGGTTCAGTGATAGGTTTCCCTACTGGAACGATACCCGCTGGGTACGATAGAGCTACGGGGGTTTCATGGAGTATTGATGATAGACGATATGAGCCAGAGTACTATAACGTGCTAGATGTTAAAGAAACCGACGGATTACAGCACGAAATTACAGCCAGCAAACACTACACTGGTAAATTTGCGGCTATTGAGTCTGGAATTGTGTTTACTCCAAGAGACCCTAATGTCGTAGGTTCTGCATCAGCCCCTCCGGCCCCTTTAAAAATCACCGGAGCCTTGGGGGACCTAACCGTAAACAGTAAAAAAATAGATTATGCGGTTGATGTGCCTACTGGAGCGGGGGGAGTTATTCAGCTAGGCTCAACTTCTCACTATAATATTTATTTAAAAACGGGAGCGGCTTGGGATACTACATCTACCGATCCAGAGACCGGAGACTTCATAGTAAATACAGTGCCTCCTATACCTAGACCTCAAACCAAAATAGCGACACTCAATGCGGCAACCTCAAATACAAAAATTACTAATTTTCATATACCTGCGGCTAACGTTAGCCATTATTTTCTAGCTTACGCTTTTAACGGAGCGGGAGCTCCTTCTGACGGGAATGCTCAATCCCCAGCTATAAGCGTAGCAGGGCACAATCCGATAAGAGATGTGTCGGTTCATTCGTTAAGGTTGACGACAGACGACTTTAACAACAATACGATAAGCAAAGGAGCTGTGATAAAACCTAAGAGTAAAGATCAAGCCTTTACTTGGGACGCTAGCTTTTTAGGTCAAACTCCGCCTATCGAGCTAGAGTACGTTGTGACAATAAGGGAACCCCTACCGGGTAGTAACGCTTTGACAGGTAATATTATAGGGGGCCCTTACACTGGTAGTCGGAACTTGTTCCAGTTTCCTTTTGAACAAAACTATGCGTTACCTAACGGACCGTTTCGCCATTACGATATTGCTGTGGTTGCTAGAGACAGAATAAATGGAGGGTTCTCAACAGACGCATTTAATCCGCCTCAGTCAGGTTATGATATAGCGGAAGTTAATAACGTAAGACCCTCTGGTTTTTGGATGACTCCTAGAGATTCTATAAACCAAGGAGCTAGGCCGGGTTTATGCCAAGGAGATGAAGACTTATGCACAGAACAAATGATTACTTCCGACGGGAAAATATATATAAACTTTAGGCAAATGGGTTACGACTTAGATGATATAGCAGGGGGTTACGTTTATCTTAGTGCGACACCGTTTAGCGCTTACGAAGACTTCACGTCTGCCCCTAGTTCCCCCTTAGGCGGACTAACCGGAATACCAGCAAACGATAGGTCTGACACCTTACTAGGAGTATCCAGATACAGCAGGCTAGGCATTACGAATGACGCAGACGCAAGGGCAGAAAATAAGATAATTTCAATACCATTTACAGAGCCCACTATATATTCTGATTGTGCATGCGACGGGACTATAAGGAGGAATAATACGATAATCGTTTCACCCGATTGGGGCGCAGGCTTCAGTAGCGCTACGAACACCTATGACGCTCCTAATCATTTTAATTTCGATAAAGCTTATTACGTAGCGATGAGCCTTTTCGACTCTTTTGATTATGCGGTTTCTGGGAAAGCGGCAGGGGGTGGAGGTTGGAACGAGGGCCTTTGGGTTGGTTTTGCTAGACCTTACATTAGTCAATTCAATGATACCTTAGGCGCGACCCACGCAAACACCGGCTTATATACTACGGGAAGCCCAGTCCAAGTCGGAAATCCGTCGACTTCTAATTATATACTGAGCGAAGAAGACTTCCTAGCTTACGGCTTAAGAGATGGAGAAACCCCAGTTCTAGGATCAAAATACGTGAGAAGTGCCCCTTGGTTTAGTGGCGGGGCAAGGACGCCTTACCAAGGCTTTACTGGCTGCCCAATTTACCCCACTAAATTTACGAGCTCTAAAGGCATGAGCCCTTATCATGCTTGGATAAGGATAAACGTAAACGGAATCTGGGAAGGGAACGGGGTTCAAAACGTAAGGATCTTATCGAAAAAAGACGTGGAAAATTTTTACGGATATAATGGCTTTTTTGATTATGGGTGCAGGCAAGATGAAACCGAATATCAAAATCCGATTAGATATTACCCTAACTATTCTGACAGTTATTCATGCAGGTTTACCCAAGGACAGTACGATGCTGGTTCAGCTAAATACGGAGACTGGGGAGGACAATCAGTTCAGGTAAGCGCCACGCATACAGCTACAGGTTTACGAGTCGGTGTACCCCAATTTTGGCATAGAGATATTTATTCAGGAGAGCCGTATGTTGGGTCAGCGTATGTTTCAGGAGTGCTAGGTTACGCAGGTGGTATTGATGACGACAACATCCCTTCCTATAATGAAACAGGAGCACAAGTTTATCTTCCTGACGACCCCACTATAGATGCCACCAAACCGCTACATGGATTTAGAAGATTCAGAGTCTATTTTGATGAACATAATTTACCCGCCCCCAACTTACCGGGCCGATTGGCATCGTATACAGTTCTAGGTTTGAACGCTTGGAATGGTAAGTATACTGCTTGGCCAGCAGGCTCAGTGACCTCTAAAACCTCTATGCTGTTTGCTAGAGAAGGGACAGATATCTTTTCGACAGGGACAGTACAGACTTGGCTTGATCCCGGAGACATTGTAGAAAACATACCCGGGGTATGGAACCATCACCCTGCGGGCTTTGGTCAAGGTTACGGCGGGTTAATTAAAAATAGAAGATATTTTGACGTGCACCTAGGTCGACTAATTGATGACTCTTATTTAGAAGAGGCGTTCTTTGGGGTAGTGACCACTAACGATTATACTACTGCCCTAAAAACTGCTCAGTGGGGGTCGGTAGGAGGATGGAGCCGTTACGATGATGCTTTAGGAATTGACTATGCGTTTGTATCTTCTCAAAGCTATGACGGAATAGGCTGGACAGGGGATGTGTCAGGCTGGTATAAGACTGGGTATTAATTATGAACGAAAATAGAGACAATCATAATATATTAATTTTTGTATTAAAATCTGGAGAGAAGCTTACTTACTCTTTTCCTTTTAGCACTCAGAGAGAGGAAGCGGTAAGACAATGCCTATCCTTTAAAGAATTTTCTCAAGAGTCAGTTCACAAGACCCTATGGTTTAACGACACGGAAGATGACTTGGCGACGTTCGGTGATTACTATAACCCAGAAACAGGTAAAGTGAAAATAGAATCCCACCTCATAGAGCAAAAAATACAAAAACTAAAAAGCTCTCGATTAAAACTTTTACAAAAACTAGATATAGAGATAATTAAGTTGTTAGAGCAGGAAGATTGTTCTTTATGTAAGAAAAGAATAGCAAAAATTAAACAATACTTAAGAGATATTCCAGATCTTGTCAGGAACTTCGAGTTCAAAAAAACTAAAGATATAAATAATTTTAATGTTTATGATAACGTATTTGAAGTTTATATAGACAACCCCGGAAAAGGATACAGTTCCCCACCGACAATAGAAATAGAGGGGCCAAACGGACACCCCTTAAAGAAAGGGTTCAATATGGAAGCAGAAGCAGAGGTAGAAGATGGATCTATAAAAAGTGTAAAAGTTACCCAAGTGGGGAGTTCTTACGTATTTCGACCCAAAATTACGGTTTCGGCGCCAGATGAAGAAGGCGGGGAACAGGCAATTCTTATCGCAGCTTTGCCCGAAAATAACATAAATCTACCACCAAATAGTGTAAATTAAATATACAAGGTTATGGCAACAAGGAAACATTTCGGATATACGGCTTCTATTTTAAAAGACACTAATAAAGTTATTGCTTCTTCCCAAGCGGATTGGGGGGCTTTAATAGAGGGAAGCTTTATTGTTTTTGACGAGGATGATAATTTTTACAAAATAGTAAATAAAGAAAACTTCTTTTATATCAAAGACTTCGAGAGGGTCGAAAATGATAAAATCTTTATTCACGAGAATACAGGGCTTAAGCTCGGCTTGAACGACTCTATCAGGCTTACATTCAAAGAGTACGAAGTCTCAGAAATATCTATCAAGAAAAAGGGCGCCGACTTCAAAAAGGGGGAAATCCTTACCCTTCAAGGAGGACTCTCTAAAAAAGATTTAGTCAATGACGTAGACATCCCCACTCAACTTAAAGTCACAGAAGTTGATAAGAATGGAGGAATCCTTAATATAGAAGTGGATACCCATGGAATATATATAGAAGCTCCGGAAACTAAACAAGTCTTTGGAAAAGCCGAAGTAGAGGTGAATTTCAACATGCTTGACAAAAGGACAATCGAAGATAGGTCCATAGCTAATTTATTATATTCTGAAAAAGGCACTGTTATAGTTTTAAATCACCCACTACCCCCTAACACTCAGAATGGAAAAGTCTCAACGACTAAGTGGGAATTAATACTTGAAACAAATTACCTTAAAGATAATAAAATTAATGCACAATATAGAATTTTAACAGACTTTACTCCTAATCTAAATTTACCCTTACTTAGAGATGATATAAATAAAAATGAAGCTATACTTAATCAAGCTTTGATGACTATAGATAAAGAGCTTCAAGAATTAAAGAATAAACTTACCTAGTTTTTCTAAGCATACCGCCTTGTTTCTGCTGTTGTAACAACACCCCCACAACTGCTGTTTCTATTTGCCTAGCCATATTCTTAGATTGCTCGGATTCGGAAGCCGCACTCCCCTGAGAAGATAACTGACTATCAGCCTTGCCCGTGCTATCAACATTTACTGTAATGTTAACGTTATTAGTTCCTGCTACAGAGCCAGATAAACCACTCGCTCCACTACTAGACGGACCTCCTTCATTTACTAAACCTCCTTTAGCATACCCCCCTACTTGTCCTTGGTTTAACTTACGCATTGTGTCGATACCATATTTCTCTACGGACTCTCTACTCATTATATATTCACCAGCGGTTAACATAGCTGGTATTTTATCAGAGCTAAGACCTCCGTTTGCAAACGGAATAAAGCCTCCTTGAGCTCTTCTTTGCGGCTGTTGTCCACCCGGGAAAGGTTCATTGTCCTTTTTATTTATTTTATCATTAACCCAGTCCCATGCTCCATGCAAGCGACCCTCTCCCTTATTTTTAGCACCACCCCTATCGCCTTTCATATAATTTAAGCCTAATTGCATAGCTATATTCCACCCAGCCATTCTCCACCGATTTTTTCTTTTATCATAATAATCTTGCATAGCCTCTTGATAATCTTCCCAGTCTTGCATTCTTTGTTCCGTATAATCTACCAAAGCTTTTTCTTTATCCATCCTTACTTTATTCCTCGGGTTATCTGGATCCATTAAAGCTCTTCTACTTAACCTTGAATCTACTTCAAGAACCCCACCCGTAGGCCTTTTATCGTCATCGAAAACAAAAGCGTTTCTCAAGGTAAATCCAGAGCCTCCGCCTTTAGTGTCAGAAATACTACTTAGTCCTCCTTGAGGATCAGGGACATGCTCCACCTTCTCCATCCCTATTCCAATACCCTTACTCCTCATACTTCGTTGCAAAGGGGTCTCTAAAGAGCTAGCAACCCCCCCCTCACTAAACTGGGCAACATTTTGTTCATTTAGAGCTTTAAATAATCCCGGTCCAAACTTATCCACAGAATCTTTCTTTATTACGAATTCTCCCCCCTGT